TACGAGTATTATTAAATATGGAAGGGGTATTTGGAATGAATACGAACTTGCAGAACTGGCTAAAGACTTTGGTGTTGTTGAGGGTAAGACTTGGATAACACTTCCAAATGGAGAGAAAGTTCAGGGAATGTCTAACTTTGCGACATACTTAGAAGAAAACCCTTCATATTATGAAGATTTGAGACAGCAGGTTTTTGAAATGATAGGTATGGGATGAGAGTAAAAGACTTACATGGCAATACTTCTAACTGGAAATTAAAAGGAGAGATAGTTAGTGCTTCTGACAGTAAAAGAAGATCAAAACTTCATGTGATGGCAAGAACAATACTATACGATCTTTTTCCTACTATTCAGATTTTAGAAGAAGTGCCAATTAATGCAAGACCGGGAAAGACACAGTTCTTAGACTTCTATATCAATAAGATCAAACTTGCAGTTGAAGTACATGGTCAGCAGCATTATAAATTTAACAGCATGTTTCATGCTTCTGCACAAGACTTCTTAAATCAAAAGAAGCTAGATGCAGATAAAAGAGAATGGTGTTTATACAACAATATAACACTTATAGAACTACCTTACAATGAAAAGGAAGAAGAATGGCGGAACAGGATAATTCACCGTTAGGAAGAATGAAAAGACTTGATGAAATTTTAGATGAATATGAATCTTCAATAGGTATTTCTAAATTTAAAGAACAGGCTATGGATGAAGAAGTTAAAAAATATTTATCTATGGACAGAAATCAAATAGAAAAATTAACTGTCCAAGAATGTGGTGAAGCAGCATTAATGCTTGGTGGACTTTCTTTTCATATTCAAAGATGTTATAATAGAGAGATATCTAGAGTTAATTGGGCAGACAATTTACTTAAAAAAACAATAGCTGGTGAAGAACAACAGTATAGAGGGTCTTGGGAAAGCCAATATAATCAAGCTATTAAAAATAATGATTATGCAAATGATTTATTAAAATTAAAAAGCTACGCTCAACAAAGAGCAGACAGATTAACATATATCGCATCTTCTGCAAAAAATATGAGCGATCTTTATAAGAACTTACAAATGGCAAAGGCTATGAAATGAATAAAAAAGAATTGATTGCTAAAATATTAGAAAAATTAAGCGAAGAAGAATTAAAACAATTAATTGGAGAAGAAGAAGAAAAAGAACAACACACTCATGTAATAAAAAGAAGGGGTTCAGGCTATAACAAAAAGAAGAAGAAGAAATCTAAAAATAATCAAACTCAAACAGTTAAACAAAATAAGTACTCAAAAAAAACACCTATGGAAATAGGCAACAGAAAAAACAAGTTTGAAGATTTTATGGAAAATATTTCTCTTGATCCTACAGAACAAAAAGAACTTGCAAAAGCCTCTAAAGATGATGAAATTTCAAGAAAAAACACAAAACCCAAAAGAAAAACTAAAAGACCAAGTACACTTATAGATATAGCCTGTAGCGTATGCAGAAAAGATTTTAATGTTTCTAGAAATCTAGTATCGAGTGTAGAAAGATGGAAATGCAATTCTTGTTGCTGTCAAGGGAGATAAATTAATGATTTTGTCAGATCCTGCTGCGGAACGTGCAGTTCTAGCTGGCGTGTGTAAATATGGCACAGAAGCTTACTATGACGTAGCAGACATAATAAATGAAAATACATTTACTGTTGATTCTAATTCTGTTATTTATTCATGTGTAAAAAGATTAATAGAGCAAGACGATACAAGAGTTATAGATGTTGCATCTGTTCTTTCGTCTGCTAAAGAAATAGGTCTTGATACATTCTTTACAAATAATAACGAGCTATCTCATTTAGGCGCTGTTTTAAAGTTTCCTGTTGCGTTTCAAAATATAAGAAAGTTTGGCGCAAAAATAAGAAAGCTTCAAATAGCTAGAATGATGTATGATCAGCTTGAAGAAACTAAAGAAAAGTATCTTGATATTAAAGGTGATGAGCCTATCTCTCATATTCTTGGAATGGCAGAAGAATCAATCTTTGATTTCACTTCTCTGCTAAACGACCAAGACGATGCTCCAGAGCTTTTGTTCGGAGACTTAGACGAATATCTAATTGACAGGGCTGAGAATAGGGTAGATCAGATTGGAATCCCAACTGGTTTCAATAAATATGATTTTGCAATCGGTGGAGGTCTTAGAAAAGGGACTGTTAATGTTATTGGAGCTAGAACAAAGGTTGGTAAAAGTCTTATTGGATTAAACATGGGATTCGATATTGCTAAACGTGGAGTTCCTGTTTTATATCTTGATACTGAAATGACTAAAAAAGACCAGCAGAATAGAGGTGGTGCAATGTCATCATTCAATAATCATGCTAAATCTAGTATCAATGAAATTGAAACAGGTAAATTTGCAGACAACCCATTTCAGAAAAATTCTATATTAGAATTAGCAAAAGAGTTAAAGAACATTCCCTTCTACCATAAAAATATTGGAGGCAGGGCATTTGAAGATCAAGTCTCTATCATGAGAAGGTGGCTTGCAAAAACAGTTGGTTTGAATGCAGAAGGAAAAGCAAATGATTGTGTCATTGTATACGATTATCTGAAACTTATGGAAGCTTCTGAGTTAGCTAAGACAGACCTAAAAGAATTTCAGCTTCTGGGGTTCATGATGACCTCGCTACATAACTTTGCTTTAAGATATGAGATTCCTATCCTCTCTTTTATTCAATTGAATAGAGATGGTATTACAAAGGAATCTACAGACGCAGCAAGTGGCTCAGATAGGATCATGTGGCTATGTTCTAATTTTACTATTTATAAAGAAAAGTCAGATGAGGAAATAGCTCAAGATGGAATATCTAACGGTAATAGAAAACTTGTTCCTATTATTTCTAGACATGGAGAAGGCTTGTCTGGAGGTGACTACATTAACGTAATGATGCAAGGAGCTTACGCTAAATTAATAGAAGGTCCAACTGCACAAGAATTAGCCAACAGTAGAATCGAAGACGAAGTAAACGATGAAGAAGATATCGCATTTTAAATATAAAGACCAAGGAAAGTTAAATCAATTAACTGATATAGTTGTAGATAATATTGAAGATATTTACGAATATTTTGAAGCTGAATATCATAAAGGGCAAAAAGTATATTTTTCAAATTGTTTTATACATGGAGGTGATAATAAAACTGCTTTAAATTTATATTATGATGCAGACTATAGAGTGCATTTTAAATGCAGAACTCATGGTTGCGAAAAACATTTTGGAACTTCTCTTATTAGCATGATAAGAGGTGCGCTTTCTAATGTAAAATACGGATGGAAAGTACCAGGGGATAAAACTGTTAGCTTTGATGAGACAATTGAATTTCTATTAGATAGATACAAATTAGATTTTGGACAAATAAAAGGGCAATCTTTAAATGTAGGAAATCATGAATTTTGCAAAGTCGTAAATAGTTTATCTAAAAACAAATTAAGTGGAACTATTGATAGAGAGTTTTATAGAAAGCGAGTTGAAATACCTTCAAAATATTTTCTTAATAGAGGATATACTATCGAAGTGTTAGACGACTATGACGTTGGAAATTGTAAAACTTATGGTAAAGAATTTTTTAACAGGGCAGTAGTTCCAATTTATGATGATGATGGCGAGATGATAGTAGGATTTACTGCTAGAAGCATTTTTGACCAATGTAAAGAGTGCAAGTCTTATCACGACCCAAATAAACAATGTTATCATTTTCCAAAATGGAGACATTCTAAAGGATTTCAAAAAGAGAAGTCATTATACAATTTTTGGAAAGCAAAAGACCACATATTAGAATCTGGAGTAATTGTTATAGTTGAATCGCCAGGGAATGTTTGGAGGCTAGAAGAAGCAGGTATACACAATTCTGTAGCTCTATTTGGAACAGTTTTAAACAGCCCCCAAAAACAATTAATAGACGAATCTGGAGCATTGTCTATTATAATTATAATGGATAATGATGAAAATGAAGCTGGTCAAAAAGCGGCTCAAAAAATCAAAGAGCAATGTGAAAAATCATATCGTGTTTATACATTAGATATAAATAAACAGGATGTTGGAGAAATGAATACTAACGAAATAACCGAAGATATTAGACCTTGGATTAATAAGGCAAAGGAGATTTATAAATGACACAATTAATTGGTTTTGCAGGAAAAAAGCAAAGCGGAAAAGATACTTGCTGTAATTTTGTCTTGATGTTAAAACTGATAGAAAATGGTGTCTGTAAAAAGGCAAGACTAAATGATAAGGGTATCATAGAAGTTTCAGATGTTTTTGGAGAAAACAATGGCAAAAAATGGATGGAATTTAAACAGCCAGATGTAAATGCTGCTGCTGTAATGAATAATTTTAGCGATGTAAAAATTTATTCTTTGGCAGGAGAACTTAAAAGAATATGTATAGATGTTTTTGGAATTAAACATTCTCAGGTATATGGAACAGATGAGCAAAAGAACCAAAAGGTTGAACATCTAAGATGGGAAAATATGCCTGGAAATAAATCTAAAACAGGAGCAATGACTGCTCGCGAATTTATGCAATATCTTGGTACAGATATTATGCGTAAAATGTATAAAGATGTATGGATTAATTCTTTAATGAAAAAAATAGAAGAAGACAATCCAAAGATAGCCTTGATCTCAGATGTAAGATTTGATAATGAAATTAAAAAGATAAAAGATGAACTTGGGATTGTTATTGGTTTAAAAAGAGATATTTATAAATCAAAAGACAAACATGCTAGTGAAAAGATTAAATTCAATCTATGTAGCAAAATAATCAACAATAGTAAAATGGATATCCCCGAGCAAAATAAAGCTGTTTATGAAGCATTAACTTCATTAAATTGTAAATACCTAACTGACTTGGGAGTTTAATATGGGAATCCCAATAGTCTATTTTAGAAGCAGTTCTTTTAACTCGCATAGAACTTGTGAAATGCAATTTTATACAGAATATGTTTTAGGGTTAAGAGGTGATGGAAACAAGAAAGCAGATAAAGGAACAATTACTCATAAAATTTTAGAGATAACTGCTTTATGTAAGAAGGCATCTCAAGAAGGAATTAAAGTAATTGATGATGAAGATATTGGAGAAGTCTTTACTGATAATTAT